GCATCGCGCGCCGCGTAGTCGCCGGTTGTGTGCAGCGGGCGGCGCGCGACGTGGGTGGCACCCGCCTCGAAATGGGCACGGATCTGCCGCTTGACGTCCTCGACCGTTCCTCAATTCACCGAAAGGTCGATTCAGACCGGAGACCAGGCAGAGCGGCGAGGTTCGTAGGACCGCAGCCGATCTAAGCGGTCATTCAGGCCGGGCGACCGAATGGCAGGACCTGACCGAGAGCGGCCAGATCAGTTTTGATAGATGGACCGCGATAGCGGACAGCGATGCTTGTCTCTGCCGCCCAGATCATGCTTGGAGCCTAGCGGCGCCGTTCCCCGGAACGATTGCGCGGGCAGAACGCAGGAGATATTAGCCTCTGGCTGGACACGTCGAGCGACGGCATGGAATCCGCCAGCCCGCTCTGTTTACGTACTAGCGCGCGCATCCTACCCTGACCCGAATTCAGCAACGAACGGAACTCGGCGCATGGCATTTCTTCCACTGATCGATGCGGCCGTTCACCTTGGACTGAAGGTCGAAACGATCCAATACTTAATGAAAACTTGCCCAAAAAAGGGTGAAACGAGAATGCTTGGGTTCACAATGACAGAACACGGCCCAATTTTTGATGAAGCCGAACTGCATTCCTATGCACAATACCTGAGCGCACCTTGGCCGATACCAAAGAAGGGAACCCGGCCCACTATCCCAAAAATTTTGCAGGATGACGTCAAAGAGGAGTCCCACCATGGGTGCGCCATCTGTGGGCACATGGATAATGGCGAGATCGCGCACATTGAAGCGGTTGCAACTACGCTCAACAACGCACCCAGCAACCTCATATATCTCTGCCCCAACCACCACACAAAGTATGATTTCGGCTTCAAGGTGAAGTCGAACGTCAAAGAAGAGGAGATCCGGGCTGCGAAGCTACTGAAACGAAACGCACGAGTACGCCTTCTTAGATATGAATTATTTGCAACTAAATCTCTCCTTGCACTAATCAAGCTTGTCCAATCTGTCGAGAAAGAGTTGAATTCTGCGAAATCCGAGAATATGAAGGCGATATATCTTTCGGAGATGAATGGCCTCTTCGCCACCATTCCCGATCTTGTGGCGGCATCCCGCAAGGAGGCCAAGCAAGACAAGCTCACTACGGACCCAGAGAGAGTTCTAGCGAAAGTCGCCCCCAAACTTGCGGCGATCGCAACAGAGGTAGAACATAAGCCTAGCGAGAAGACAACCCGCGCTAAGGCAAAGCGCTTAGCCTCAGAAGTCGATGACGTGATGATCGAAATCGACGAAGTAAACTGTCCACACTGCGGTGGGAGAGGACTTACGGGACTGGTCGGAGATTTCTGCCGGTACTGCAGAGGCTCCTGTGTGGTCACCCAAGACAAACACGACGCTTACGATGCGGATGAGATCGATGAGGTGCTGTGTCCTCATTGCGAAGGACGGGGCACCACCGGCCTAGTCTCTGACTTCTGCCGGTACTGCAGAGGCTCCTGTGTGGTCACCCAAGACAAACACGACGCTTACGACGCGGATGAGATCGATGAGGTGCCGTGTCCTCATTGCGAAGGACGGGGCACCACCGGCCTAGTCTCTGACTTCTGCCGGTATTGTGGAGGCTCCTGTGTGGTCACCCAATACAAGCACGACGCTTACGATGCGGATGAGATCGATGAGGTAGCGTGTCCTCATTGCAAAGGACGCGGCACCACCGGGTTAGTCGGATATTTTTGTTCACTTTGTAAAGGGTCGTGTGTTGTTAAGCAAGCCAAGGCCGCAGCATACCGTCGCAAGTACACGCAGTAGCTCGCAATCGCCCTTAACCCTGCCGGCGCGAGTGCCCGCTATGTAACTGGGTGCAGCCGCCACAGTGTGGCCGACTTGGGCAAAATGCGGACGCCAAACCAATGCCGCCGCTGGGTGTGATGAGTAGATCAGCCGGACCTCTTCTGATTACCGGCCAAGCCTGACTGGTGGTTGTTGCTGACTGTCCGAATGGGGACATCTGTGGTCGGGGCCGCCAACCACGCTCGGTCCAACGCCATTATCGCCTCGATCTCCGCCGGCCGTGTGATTGTGCCCGTCAGCACTGTCCAAGCCAGCAAATCGAGATACGAGATCGGATTTGGCCCTAATCCGTTGGAACCGCGCCCGGCCGACAGTTCAAAGAACCATGCCCAGACATGAGCGCCGTCCGCCGGCAGCGCCGGCCCATCCAACGCGATGAGCCGCCGCCCCGTCTGCCGCTCGACGCTGAGCAAATGCTCGCGTTCAGTCGCTCCATCCGGACGGCGCCGTGCGAGGGCGAACTGGTGTTCGGCGAAGGCGATCAACTCGTCGAGGCAGCCGGGCGGAAGTTTCCCAGGTCGGTGATGAACTCCACCACCTGTTCACGCAGCCATGCCAATTCCGTCATGGCATACAGTTCCCGCGCGGCCGCTGGGGTGCAGTCAACCGCCAGCGCGGCGCCATCCAGCGTGACCAGAGACCAGGCCTTCGTCAGCTTGGCCAGCTTCTCGATCAGGTCAGCCTCGGCCTGTTCGGCGGTGTAGCGCTGCCCTCGCAGCCGCAACTGCCGATCCGTCACTGTGCGATCATGCGCACGGCCCACGCTGCTGCCGGCGGAGAGCAGTTCGATCCAGGCTTCCTCGCCGGTCTCGGTGTTCCGCAACGGCTGGCGGGTCACCGGATGGATTATGGTCATGCGTGCGACGGTGTCGACGCCGAGCGCCAGCCCGGCAAACTTGCTGCTCATGGGGATGTCCTTTGTCAGGGGCACAGGGATTGGGTCACCGATCAGGCAACCTCGGTATCGACGATGCGGATCGTGGTGTTGGGTTTGCCGGGGGTGGCCCCGACATATTTCAGGGCCTGGAAATTCGCGGTGATGACCTGGCCGGCCTCGCCGGTCAGCGCGACATCGGCGCCGCCGAGCTTGATGCGCGGCAGGTACAGCGTGATCGTCGGGGTGGCTTCGTCCGACGTGGTGTCCAGTTGCAGCAGCAATTCGAACTCGGTCTCATCGAGGAAACCGTCAATGAAGGTTGTGTCCTCCAGGTAGGCGGTGATCTGGCCGGTAAGGTTGTTGCGACCGAGGAAAATCTCGGCGCCGAAATTCTGCCCGACGACGCTGGCCGCCTCCACCGGCATGTCCATGGTCAGGGTCACGCCGGTAACCACGCCGACCGACACGCCATTGAGCAACAGAGCGCCGTTCACCGAGGCCACGATGCCGGTCGTCGTCTCGGCGGCTGGCGAGGCAAAATACGGCGAGGCACCAGCCGACAGGGTCCGCATGCCGCGGCCCATCACCGAGAACGTCACCGTGCCCAGGCCGGTCGCGGGCAGCGACAGGGCGTATTTAGTCAAGCGGCATTCCGTGAACAGGCGCGAGATGTCGAGATCCTGGTGCGCGATCTCGATGCCGAATTTGCGGGAGACGTGGCCGGAGGACGGAACCTCGGTCGCGTAACCGGGCCTGATCAGGGAGAACCCGGTGTCCGCGGTCTGGTCGGTCGGTGGCGGGATGACGTGCACCACGCGGTTCGAGGTGCCGCTGAAGCTGACGACAGTGAAGTTCCGCGCGTCGTTCGCGGGGACCGCCATCGACGAGAAGCGGATGATGTCGCCGGATCGCAGTCCCTCGGTGACCGGATCGCCACCGGCGAAGGTGAACGTGCTGCCGGACGCGCTGGCGGCGACACTGGTGAGGTCGGCCTCGGTCAACGTAATGCCAGCCGATCGCGTGTCGCGATGCATGGCCTCGAAGAAGTCGAAATACGTGGCAGGCGATAGTTCGCCAGCGATATCGCCCTGCACCTGGCGGGCACCGTGCCGGTAATCGACGATCTGCCGATCGGCGCGGATTTCAGCGCTGGTATAGGTGGCCTTCGCCAGGTTCAGTGTGCTCGACACCCGCCGCAGCGTCTGTCCGCCGGAGGTGCCGGGCGCGTTGTCCTCGGTGTTCGCGGTGATGGCACCGGAGGCATACGCCTTGTAGACGATGGTGCCCTGCACGCCCTCGGCCAGGGACATGGCGGTGTTCCTTTCGGGTCAGGAGGGAGGTGCGGTGCCGGCCGGGTCAGGCCGCATGCGGCTCAGCCGCGGAATCGGTATTCGAAGACGACCAGGGTGCCGCGGGTGAACCAGTTGCCATCCTCGGTGGGCTGGACGTCGAAGCCGCTGCCCTCGCCGATGAAGCTGAGATCGTTGCCGGCAGAGTCGGTGATGCGGTGGGAACGGAACGCCGCCATCGCATCCGCCATCAGGTCGAGGGCACGGTCCTCGTCCCCGAGCGCGCGGGCGGCGAAGACCCGGATCAGGACACTGCCGAATTGCACCCGCAGGTTGGCTCCCGCGCCGCCACCGAAGGCGGCCAGGGTCTCGCGGCCGAAGTCGACCTCGTTGCGCAGGAAGTGCGACACGTCCGATGGATCGGGCAGCGGTTCGCGGTCATTGGAGCGCCAGTAGACCGGCACGTCGGGATGCGTCCAGGCGGCATCGAACAGCGCCAGGACGTCGTCCCGGATGGTGCGATACAGGGCAGCGGTCATGCGGTGCGCGGGGTGATCAGGATGGCGGGATAGCGGACATCGGTCTGCACGCGGCCCGCCCGCCTGCGGTGTCCGGACCGGCGGCGGAGTGCATAGGCGTCCGACAGATCGACATAGGTGAACGAGAACGAAGCCAGATTACCGGCCAATCGCCGCGCCACGATCGTGGTTTCCTCGACGATGTGGGATGGAACCTCGAGCACGAAGGCGCCTCCGCCCTTGCGTTTGCCGACCTCGAGCCGTCGTGCGTAGGGGACGCTGGCCACGATGCGCACCTCACGGGTGTCGGCGTCGATGGTTTCGATTCCGGCTTCCTGGCCATCGACCAGGATGATCAGCCCGGCGATGTAGGCGCCGCTGTCTCGCGGTGAGCGCCGGACCAGTGCCTCATAAGTGTCGCGGACGATCTCCGCGAGGTATTGCCAGGAGAAGACGATAACACCGTCCGGTTTGACGACGGTGAGCGGCGCACCCTCGATCCCGTCGACGATCTGACGATAGTGCGGCACCCGGCCGGCGCGTGCCCGCTGCTGGGTCAGCACGCGATCCCGTTCAACGGCCGCGACGCGTGCCAGCAACGCCGATGCCTCCTTGGCATTGAGATCGGCTACATTGACCTGCAAGGTGTTGACGAATCCACGCAGTGCGGTGGCGGAGAACATCAGCCGCCCCTGACTTGCACATTGTGCCGAACGATCTGGCCGCCGACCGTAATGGTCTCGACACCCTGCACCGTGGTGGTGCGGCCGGCGATGACGATCTGATCACCCCGTCGGGGCGGGCCTGGCCAGGCCTCGGACTCGATTTCTCGGTTCGACAGGATGACCTTGCGGTCGCCTTGCACCACCCCGCCCGTGATCTCGTGCGGCTGGAATTGGTCGACGCGTGCGGCGCAGGACACGTCGATGAACTGGGCCTGGCCGGTTGGTCGCCGTAGCACGACCGTCTCGCCGTAGCGGGCGAGCATGGAAGCTGTCGCGCTGGGTGGGTTCATACCGTCACCGTCCTGAACGGATCGAGCAGGGCCGCGATCTCCGGCGGCATGTCGCCGTCGTTGCCGGTCGCCCCAACCCAATACTGCTCGGTGGCAACACCGGGGATGGCGAGGGACCGCAGCATCGGATCACGATCGCGGGCCGCCCAGCGATGGCGGACCAGGCCAAGGCAGGCGGCCTCAATGGGGCGTGGCAGGG